GTTTTATGTCTATCTCTACCTGAGAGAAGATGGTACACCATTTTATGCAGGAAAAGGGTATGGTACCCGAGCATTTGATGATCATCGATATAAGAATAAAGATGGAAAATGGTGTGGAGTGCATACACCAAAAGACAAATCGAGGATAGTATTTCCTGAAACAAACTTAACAGAACTTAGTTCGTTTGCCCGTGAACGAGGATTAATTCGTTGGTATGGACGTAAAGACTTAGGCACTGGTATATTGTTAAATAGAACCGATGGTGGCGAAGGTAGCAGTGGTGCAATACGTTCAGTGGAAACAAAAGACAAGATTAGGCAAGCACGAGTAAACACAAAGCACACAGAAAAAACTAAACAAAAACTGCGTAAACCAAAACCTCCACGATCTATTGAGCATAAGGAAAAACTTAATGAATCTAAAAGAGGTAAAACTTATGAAGAATTGTACGGAATTGAGAAGGCTAACGAATTGAAAACAATTCAATCTGCAACAAGTAAAGGACGAAATAAAGGGAAAACTTGGGAAGAAATGTATGGAGTTGTTGAAGCAGCAAGACGCCGTGCTAATCTTGTTAACAGAAATTCTTGCCGTGCCCAATACAAGCCTGCTCCAGAGGGTGGAGCAATGCCTGGAATGTAACAGTTCTATCAAAAACCTTCAAAAACACGCCATTTAACGGCGAAAATATTTACATTCAGTAAATAATAATACAGTAGTAACAAAGCCATTTATAGAAAAGGATCTAACAATGAATAAGTTTGAAAAATTGATCGAATACATCATCAATGATGAAGATCAGAAAGCACGTGAATTATTTCACAGTATCGTAGTAGAAAAGTCTCGTGATATTTACGAGTCTATCATGGACCAAGAGAACGAGGGCTATGAAGAAAGCGTACATGGCGACCAAGTTGGTGACATGGTTGACGAAATCAGCCACGAAGAAACAATGGAAGACGACGAAGAATTTGAAGTTGGCGCTGAAGGCGGCGAAGACGAATTTGCAGGTGATGAATTCGGCGGCGACGAAGTTGGCGGTGACGAATTAGGTGGCGATGAGCTCGGCGGCGACGAAGTTGGCGGCGAACAAGACGTTGTAATGAATATTGACGCCAAGTTAGACGAGCTATTGGCTAAGTTTGATGAAATCATGGGCGACGAAGGTGCTAGCGGTGCTGAAGGCGGAGACGAATTCGGCGGCGAAGAAGAACTAGGTGGCGACGAAGAATTTGATGGCGCTGGACAAGGCGATGCTGAATTTGGCGGCGACGAAGGCGAAGAAGAAACTGTTGCTGAAGCTGTTGGTTCAGGCGCAAGCGGTTCTGCTAAGTCTGGTAAATCAGGCAAGAGCGGTAGCGGCGTAGCTGAAGCATTTGGTAAGAGCGGTTCTGCAATTAGCGGCAAATCAGGTAAGTCTGGTTCTGCAACAAGCGGCAAGAGCGGTTCTGCTAAGTCAGGCAAGAGCGGCAAGCCATTTGAAGGTAAGAAGTCTACAGCAGAATTAATGCGCGAATACGTTGACCGTATTGGTGACATCTACGGTGGACAAGGCGATGCAACTGAGGGTGACCCAGTTGGTGGAACAGGCAAGAAAGTTGCTGTTAACAAGAAGTCTGGCTCTGTAGGCCCAGGTGCTGATTTTGGTGGTACTAACCAGAACATTGCACGTGGTAAGGCAAACGAGAATCCAGATGGCAAGCAAGTTCCAAAGCCAAGCAATGAATATAGCAAAGGCGAAGGTAAGTTGCCAGGCGCTGGTAAGTTCCAAAACGTACCGGGCGGTGACAAGAGTCCAAAGGCAACTGGTGAGAAGTATGAATCTAAGCCAGAAGGTCAAGAGAACAAGTCTGCAGGAGCAGGTACTGGTTCTAAGGACAAACCAAGCGTTAATGCAAAATCAGTGCAGAAGCAAAACACTGGTATTAAGAAGTAAGAGATTAGGAACTACAAATGGCTTTGTGTTTCGTATATAAGTGGACTCATTTACCAACATTAATGTGGTACGTGGGTTCACGTACAGCCAAAGGATGTCATCCCGAAGATGGATACATTTGTTCTAGTAAAACAGTTAAAGAGATGATAATTGAAGATGCTACACAATGGAAGCGTGAAATTATAGCAACCGGTGAAGCATTTGATATGATTGATTTTGAAACTGAGTTATTACAACTAGTTGATGCGAAAAACGATCCTAGGAGTTTCAATAGACATAACGGTGATGGTAAATTTACATCAACTGGAAAGATAGTTAGTAAGAAAACTAAAGAAATAATGAGCAATAACCGCAAAGGTGTGGCTAAACTAAATACTCATAAAGATGCTATTGCAAATAGTGTTAAAGAATATTTAACTACAAATCCTCGTGCTGGTGAAACTGCACCACGTTTCAAAGGTTACTATGTATCGCCAATTGGTGAAAAATTTGCAACATCGAAAGAAGCAGCATTAAAGTATAACTGTAATCCAACTACAATTGGTAATTGGGTTAAAAGTGAAAGAAATGGGTGGAAGTTCAGCCCAGTGGAGATGATATAAATGGCTTTGTATCTGAAAGAATCTTTAAATTTTGACCGGGCGAAGATGCAGATTTTGTCTGAGGATAGCGCCGACGGAAAAGGAAAAGATCTCTATATGAAAGGGATATTCATCGAGGGAGGTGTCAAAAACGCTAACCAACGTGTGTATCCCGTTCACGAAATTGAAAAAGCTGTTTCGACAATCAACGAACAACTAAAGGGCGGTTATTCAGTCCTTGGAGAAGTTGATCATCCTGACGATTTAAAAATTAATCTTGACCGTGTAAGCCATATGATCACAGAAATGTGGATGGATGGCCCATGCGGCTTCGGCAAACTAAAAATATTACCAACCCCGATGGGTGAGTTAGTGAAAGCTATGATTACAGCTGGCGTTAAGCTAGGCGTAAGCTCCCGTGGATCAGGTCAGGTAAATGAAGGAAGTGGACACGTTAGTGATTTTGAAATCATTACCGTAGACATTGTAGCACAACCTAGCGCACCACATGCTTATCCTAAGGCGATTTACGAATCTCTTATGAACATGCGTGGCGGACAACAGGTATTTGGCATGGCAGCTGATGCAAGCCAAGATCGAAGAGTGCAGAAGTATCTGCAAGAAGGCATGATTCGCCTAATCAAAGAATTAAAATTATAGGAGAAATATCCAATGTTAAATGCTATCAAACCATTGTTGGATAACGGAATTATTAACGAAGATACACGCACAGCTATTGCTGAAGCTTGGGAAGCTCGTATTACCGAAGCTAAAGAAGCAGCTCGTGCCGAACTACGTGAAGAATTCGCACAACGTTATGCACATGATAAGCAAGTTATGGTTGAAGCTCTTGGCAAAATGGTAACAGAGTCTCTCACTGCTGAACTTTCTGAGTTTGCAGACGAAAAACAAAAACTCGCTGAAGACCGTGTTAAATTCAAAACACACATGGTTGAAAGTGCAGGCAAGTTCAACGACTTCATGGTTGCAAAACTATCTGAAGAAATCCGCGAACTACGTGCAGATCGTAAAGTGTACGAGCAAGCAGTATCGAAGCTCGAAGCTTTCACAATCCGCGCACTAGCAGAAGAAATTAAAGAGTTTGAACAAGACAAGCGTGCCGTAGTGGAAACTAAGGTTCGTCTAGTTCGTGAAGGTAAGGCTAAACTAGCTGAACTTCAGAACAAGTTTATTGCTCAGTCTGCTGCCGCAGTTCAAGAGGCCGTAACCAGTTCGTTAGAGTCAGAATTGACTCAACTGAAAGAAGATATCCAACTTGCTCGTGAGAACATGTTCGGACGTCGTCTATTCGAAGCATTCGCAAGCGAATTTGCAGGTACTCACTTAAATGAGAACAAGCAAATCCGTCAGTTGCAAGCTCGTATCGAGCAAGTAACTGGTAAGTTGTCTGAAGCAGTTCAGGCAATCCAAGACAAGAATGTTCTAGTTGAAGCAAAAGAACGTGAAGTTCGTATTATCAAGGAGTCAGCAGAACGCAAGGATAAACTTGCAGAAATGTTGAAGCCATTGAATAAAGAGAAGTCGGCAATTATGCGTGACTTACTCGAGAGTGTGCAAACTGAGAAGCTTCAGTCAGCATACGAAAAGTATCTACCAGCTGTACTAAACAATTCCGCTGCGAAACCAGTTGCTGAAAAGTCAACTGTATTAACAGAGAGTCGTGTAGTAGCTACTGGAGACAAAACTGCTAAAACTGCCGTTGAAGCTTCTGCTACTGCGTCTTACGACAACGTAGTTGAAATTAAACGTTTAGCAGGGCTTAAATAAACCCTAAAAGGAAAGAGGAAAGAAAATGACACAAGCATTATTAGAAAGCCGTTGGGGCGAAACCAAAGAAGCCCTGCTCGAAGGTCTACAAGGATCTAAGCGCACTTCGATGGGAGTAATCCTAGAAAACACACGCCGTATGTTGTCTGAAAATGCAACAGCAGGCGCAACACAAGCTGGTAACGTAGCTACACTTAACCGTGTAATTCTTCCAGTTATTCGTCGAGTTATGCCAACCGTTATTGCTAACGAAATTATTGGCGTACAACCGATGACAGGTCCAGTAGCTCAGATCCATACGCTACGTGTACGTTATGCTGATTCCGTTACTGACGGATCTGCTTACGCTACATCTACAGCAGCTGGTGATGAAGCATTGAGCCCATTCAAGATTGCTGTAGCATACTCTGGTTCTAATACAACCGGCCAAGCTACTTCAACAGCAGCACTTGAAGGTATCGCTGGTAACCGTATCAACGTTCAGATCTTGAAACAAGTTGTTGAAGCTAAGACACGTAAGTTAAGTGCTCGTTGGACATTTGAGGCAGCTCAAGATGCTCAATCGATGCACGGCTTAGATGTTGAAGCTGAAATCATGGCAGCTTTAGCTCAAGAAATTACCGTTGAAATCGACCAAGAAATTCTTGGTTCGCTACGTGCATTGTCTGCTACAGACTACACATTCGACCAGTCCGCTGTTTCAGGTACTGCTACATTCGTTGGTGACGAACACGCTGCTCTAGCTGTTCTTATCAACCGTACAGCTAACTTGATCGCTCAGCGTACACGTCGTGGCGCTGGTAACTGGACAGTTGTTTCTCCAGCATCGTTGACAGTATTGCAATCTGCAACTACTTCAGCTTTTGCTCGTACAACTGAAGGTACATTCGAAGCTCCAACTAACACCAAGTTTGTTGGTACATTGAATGGTGCAATGAAGGTTTATGTTGATGGTTACGCAAACGACAGCCAGTCTGTTCTAGTTGGTTATAAGGGTTCGAGCGAGGCTGATGCAGCAGCGTTCTACTGCCCATATATCCCTCTAATGAGCTCTGGTGTTGTGTTGGATCCTAACACATTCGAACCAGTTGTAAGCTTCATGACACGTTATGGTTATGTAGAACTTACAAATACTTCGAGCTCGCTAGGTAACGCTGGTGACTACGTGGGCGAAATTGCTGTTGCAAATCTAAGTTTTCAGTGATCTGCAACGTAGTTTTTACTACGTATGAAGTAAAGTAAAAATTCTCATCGAGATGGGAAGCAAGGAAGCCCCGAAAGGGGCTTTTTTGTTGGCTAAATAATTTACTGGAAAGTTAAGTTAGTCATAAATAAATGTATGAACAAATACGAAAAGTGGTATGCAGCCATAACTCGAAATGCAAAGAACAGAGTAACAGATGAGTATATTGAAACGCATCATATACAGCCTCGCAGTTTGGGTGGCACAGATGATAAAGAAAATCTAGTAGATGTTACAGCACGTGAACATTTTGTTTGCCACTGGCTTCTAACTAAAATGTATGTCGGTGAATCTCGTGCTAAAATGCTGTATGCATTAAATGGGATGAAGCG